GGCGCTGATCGGCGGTGGAGTCGGCACGGCGATTGGCCCGCTCGGGACGCTCGGGGGCGCGGCTGCCGGCGCCATCACTGGCGCACTGACGCGAACGATCACACAAAAGGTGTCGTCGATCACGACTGAGAACGCCGCAAAGCTATTGTCGAACGGTAAACTGTTGGCCGCAGCGCTGCGTAACTATGAATCACTCGCCGCGCGTCGATTGTTCATCGAGCAGCTTTCTCAGCGCGCGGGGTATGCCGCTGGCGCTACCGCAGCGAATCAATTTAACGGTCGTCGTTAGGACTCCAAATGACAAAGCCAGTTTTTTCAGTCGAACGGTTTCAGGATGTCTACGACGAACTGTTGCCGCTTCTGGGTGAGCACTACGACGAAATCAGCATGCACAAGAAGCACGGCTACCCGCTGGTCCCGTCCGTTGCTCTCTATCGCGCAATGCAGGATGCAGACCAACTCGTGATGATGATCGGCCGTCTGCAAGGGAAGATCGTCGCCTACTTCGTCGTTTTTGTGCGTCCTGGAATCCACTACCAGACCTGCCTTGAGGCGGTTGGCGACATATTTTTTGTCGAGCAATCGCGACGTGGCGCAGCCATCGGCCTGCAACTCTTCGAGGCGACCGAGCGTGAACTGCGCAGGCGAGGCGTGAAGTGCTTCATGGCTGGCGAAAAGCTGGCATTCCCCGCAACGGCTCTGTTCAAGCGCCGCGGTTTCGAACCCATTGAGACAAAATACGCAAAATGGCTCTGACAAAAGAAGAACGGCTCGGTAAGGTTTGGGATCGAGCGACAGCCCGGTTCGATCGCGCATACGGTCCGCAGCAGCAAATCCGGCTGGCGGCGCTCGAAGATCGGCGCTTCGCCTATGTCGACGGCGCGCAATGGGAAGGCGGGCTAGGGCAGCAGTTCAACAACCGCCCGCGCTTCGTCGTCAACAAGGTACAGAAGGCGGTTCGCCGGATCGTATCGGAATACCGCGCCAATGCGATGACGGTCAATTTCCGGTCAAGCGAGGACGACAGCCGCCAGGAAGATCTCGATGCGCTGCGCATTGTCTACCGCTCCGACGAGCAGTACAGCAGCGCGCAGGACATTTACGTCTCCGCGTTCGATGAAGCCGTGACGGGTGGCATGGGCGCATGGCGCCTGACGAACGATTACGATCACCGCGCAGAGACGGATCTGGACGACGACACGCCGCAACGCATCCTGTTCGAGCCGATCGCCGACGCTGACACCAGCGTGTTTTTCGACCCTGACAGCCGCAAGCTGGACAAGTCGGATGCCAAATGGTGCACTGTGCTTAACCCAATTAGTTGGGATACCTACACGACGGAATACCTTGGCGACGAGGTGGAACTGGAGGCGCGACCGACCAGCTTTAAGGAGGTTCGCAAGCTCAAACAGTTCGACTGGTTCGGGACCGATTCCGTCTATATCGGCGAATATTACGAAGTCGAGCAGAAGGTCGAGAAGTATTCCGTGTGGCGAGAACCGCACTCAGGTCTTGAGCAGAAGGTCTACGCCGGATTGGACGCCGACGCGCGCGAGGACGCAGAAGATCAAGAGAAGCATTGGGAATCGGTCGGCTACATCAAGGTTCGCAGCGGCAAGCGCAACAGCAAGCGCGTGCGCAAGTATTTCATGGACGGCTGCGGCGTGCTGAAGGACTGCGGCTACATTGCTGGCTCGGAAATCCCGATCGTCGTTGTCTACGGCATCCGCCAGATCATCGACGGTATCGAGCGCTTCCAAGGCGCCGTACGGCTCGCGAAAGACTCGCAGCGTCTGTACAACATGCAGATCTCGACGCTGGCCGACATCACCGCGTTCACGCCACGCGAAAAGCCGATCTTCACGCCCGAGCAGATCGCCGGGCATGAGTTGTCGTGGGCAAACGATCTGGTCGACAACAATCCGTATTTGCTCGTCAACCCGGTAACGGGCGCTGATGGCTCACAGACACTCGCTGGCCCGGTCGGACAGATCAAGCAGCCGGACGTTCCGCCTGCGTTGGCTGGCCTCGTGCAGATCACGGCGGCTGACATGCTCGACGTGACTGGCGGCGACCTTGCTGCGGCTCAGGTGACGTCCAACACGTCCGACGCACTGGTCAGCCGTGTGCAGGCGCACCAAGACATGCAGATCTACATTTTCATCGACAACATGAGCCGCGCGATGCAGCGCTGCGGCAAGATCTACCTGTCGATGGCCTGCGACATCTACACCGAAGATAACCGCAAGTTCTCCGCCAATGGCGAGGACGGTTCGCCGGAATCGACGTCCATCAATGTCCCGTCTATCGACGCGAACGGTGCGCCGACGATCGCGCGCACGTTCACGCCCGGCCTCGATGTGTTCGTCGACGTCGGCCCTGCATTCAACAGCCGCAAGGATTCGACCGTCAACGCAATTGCGAAGATCCTGCCGGGTATCACCGATCCGCAGATGCAGCAACTGATGGTCGCGACGCTGGTCCGCAATCTGGACGGCGAAGGGATGGAGGATCTGTCCAAGTTCGCGCGCATGCAGCTCGTGAAGGCTGGCGTCGTGAAACCGAACGACGAGGAAGCGGAAGAGTTGCAGGCCGAGCAGCAAGCCGCAGCCAATGCACCGCCCGACGCTCAGACGGTCGCACTGCTGGCTCAGGCGCGCAAGGATGCAGCGAGCGCCACGCAAAGCGAGGCATCGGCTGTGCAGGCGCTGTCGACCGCCGAACTCAACCAGGCGAAAGCGGCCGAATCGATCTCGAACACGAACGCCAGCCAGCTTTCCACGATCATGACAATGCTGCAAGGCATCCAAGATCGCGTCAACCAGCAGGCCGGGCAGGTCAATCAGGATCAGCCGCAAAGCCCGATGGATGGGAAAGTGAATCAGGCGATCTCGACGGGTCAAGCCACGCCGTCGCCGGGCGTCAACGCTCTGCACGGTACGCAACAGGTCGACCCGACCGCGCAGGCGCTGACCGCTGGCAATGCGCCGGCAGCCGCACAAGCGCCGGTCCATGTCTCTAACCGTCCTGCGGTGGGCCATTGAGCGAGATTTCCCTTCCTGAATGGGCCGAATGCCTATTGAGCCAAGGCCCGCGCTACACCATCTTTCATGGTGGGCGTGGGTCTGGTAAGTCGATGGCGTGCGCGACGTCGCTTGTGATCCGGGCGACGGCCGAGCCTCTGCGTATTCTCTGCTTCCGTGAAATTCAGGAATCGATCGACGAATCGGTCAAGGCGATCATTGAGAAGCGGATCAAAGACTGCGGGCTCGAGGGATTCTTCACGATCACCAAGAAGGAAATTGTCGGTCAAAACGGAAGCAAGTTCATTTTCCGTGGCCTGAGTGACGAGACAGCAACGTCGATCAAGTCTCTGGATGACATCGATATCGCGTGGGGCGAAGAAGCGCAGGCGATCTCGAAAGAGTCGCTAGACCTTTTCCTCCCGACAATCCGGAAAGATACGTCTGAGATCTGGTTTAGCATGAATCCAGAGTTGGACACGGACCCGGTATATACGACATTCATTGAGAAGCGGCCGCCAAACGCCCGAATCATCAACGTCAATTGGGACAAAAATCCTTTCTGGAATGCGGCCCTCGAGGCGGAGCGACTTCGGTCAAAGGCCGATGATCCTGACGACTATGACCATATTTGGGAGGGCATCCCGAAATCGGCCGTCTCCGGCGCGATTTATCGCAAGGAAATGCATGACCTAGTAACAGGGAACCGCATCCGCCCGATGGCGGCCGATCCGGTCCTGAGCGTTCATGCCGTGTTCGACTTGGGCATCAACGATATGACGTCGATCACGATAGCTCAGGCGGACATTAGCGGATTGCGTGTGCTCGCCTTCCACGAGGATAACAACAACGATCTGAAGGCGTACAGCGACTGGCTGAAGGATAACGGCTGGAAAGACGCGATCATCTGGTTCCCGCACGACGGCGGGGCGCGTTCGATTCAGACCAATCTGACATCAAACGCGATGATGGAATCGTATGGCTGGCAGGTTCAAACTGTGCCATCAGTTCCCGTAGAGACGGGCATCAAAACGGCTCGTGCTGCGCTGAAGAACGCTTTTGTTTCTGACGACTGCGGCGAATTGCTCGAGCACCTACGGCGTTACTCTCGAGCTAAATCGGGCCATCCAAAGCACGATGAACACTCGCACGCGGCTGACAGCTTCCGTTACACCTGCGTCGCCATGAGCCACTTTAAGGCAGTGTCCGAGGTAAGGAAGAAGCAGGCGGATCTTGCGTCGCGCGTGCGAATCATCCCTACCGTCAACCACTGGAACAGGGTCTAGACGCGCAGATCGATGACCATACTGAGCCTGTCGACCGACGACTCATTGCGTACCTCGTGCATCAGATCGTTGCGAAAGTGAAACAGCCGCCCGGTGAGCATCTGCAACGTCTCGTCGCCGCTCGTGATGATGGCG